CAGCAACTTGACCAACCAAACTTCAGCACCTGGCAGCACGACACGCTGGCCAAGTTTGCAGCCGAATGCTATGCCAAGCTGCAGGCCGAGCAGGCCGCAAACGAGCAGCTCAGGCTCGACCTCAAGGACGCCATGAGGATGGCGAGAAAACAAATTCTGGAGGACAATCGGGCATGACCACGATTCCACACAAAATTAACTTGATCACGGCGATTGCCATCGGTGCAATCATTGGCCATCAGGGCTGGTGGTTGGCTGCAACAGCTCTGGCCGTGGCGATCTGGTGGAGAGGTGAATGATGGCGACAGCAAAAACGACCAAGGCCAATAAACCGACCAAGGCTGGCAGCCAGGATCGCGCAGACCTGGCCAAGAAAGTCCTGGAAGGAATGCATGGTGGTCTGAGCTGCTTCAAAGCCTGCCAGGCCGCTGGTGTTCCGCACAGCACGTTCATTGGCTGGGTGAATGTTGACCAGGAGCTGGCCGACAGGTACGCGCGTGCGCGCGAGGAGCTGATCGAGCGCATGGCGCAGGAGGTTCTGGAGCTGAGCGATGTGGATGTCGGCCTGCAGCCGGACGGCAAGAAGGACTGGGCGGCCGTTCAGAAGCACAAGCTGCAGGTGGATACACGCAAGTGGCTTCTGTCCAAGCTGGCTCCGAAAAAGTTCGGCGACAAGCTGGAGCTGACTGGAGATCCAGACCGGCCGCTGGCCATCCAGAAGATCGAGCGCGTGGTGGTTGGCAAGTGACGACCCTGCGCATCGAGACCCCCGAGTGGGCGCTGCCGCTGCTTGAGCCGTCGCGCTACAAAGGCGCGCACGGCGGCCGAGGCTCCGGCAAGTCGCACACCTTTGCCGAGATGCTGATCGAGGCGCACATCATGGACCAGTCCAGCCGCAGCGTCTGCGTGCGCGAGGTCCAGAAGTCGCTGGCGCAGTCGGTCAAGCGCCTGCTCGAACTCAAGATCGAGTCAATGAATGCCGGCGCTTACTTCGAGGTGCAGGAGGCCGTCATCAAGTCCAAGAAGGGCGACGGCCTGATCATCTTCCAGGGCATGCAGAACCACACGGCCGACTCGATCAAGTCGCTGGAGGGCTACGACCGTGCCTGGGTGGAGGAGGCGCAGAGCCTGTCACAGCGCAGCCTTGACCTTCTGCGGCCGACCATCCGCAAGCCAGACTCCGAGCTGTGGTTCACCTGGAACCCGAGCCAGGCCAGCGACCCGGTCGACCATCTGCTGCGTGGCGACAAGCCACCACCGGACTCTGTGGTGCTGGAGGTCAACTTCGACGACAACCCCTGGTTCCCGGACGTGCTGCGCGCCGAGATGGAGTACGACAAGGCGCGCGACCCGGACAAGTACGCTCACGTCTGGCGTGGCGGCTACCTGCAGAACAGCAGCGCGCGCGTCTTCCGCAACTGGCGCGTCGAGGAGTTCGAGGCACCGAAGGACGCCATTCACCGGCTTGGCGCTGACTGGGGCTTCGCAACCGATCCGACCGTCCTGGTGCGCTGTCACATCGTCGGCCGCACGCTGTACATCGATCACGAGGCCTACATGGTGGGCTGCGAGATCATGAACACGCCAGAGCTGTTCATGACCGTGCCGGAGGCAGAGAAGTGGCCAATGGTGGCCGACAGCTCCAGGCCCGAGACCATCAGCCACATGCGCAAGAACGGATTCCCGAAGATCATGCCGGCCGTCAAGGGCAAGGACTCGGTGGTCGAGGGCGTCGAGTGGCTGAAGTCCTACGACATCGTGGTGCATCCACGCTGCACGCACACCATCGACGAGCTGACCTTCTACAGCTACAAGACAGACCCGCTGACCGGCAAGGTGCTGCCGATCCTGCAGGACAAGAAAAACCACGTCATCGATGCGCTGCGATATGCGTGCGAGGGCGTCCGCAGGGCTGCGGTGGTTTCGCGGCCTGTCAACTTCACACCATTGCCTGTCACGAGCAAATGGTAGAAAATACTTGCAAATAGGGGCGAAATATGGCACGCATGTCCAAAGAGCAATATCTCAACAATCTGCACACCGATGCGCTGGAGCAGTTCAACGACATCCAGACCGCACTGCGCGACGAGCGCCTGCAGTGCCTGCAGGACCGGCGCTTTTACAGCCTGGCCGGCAGCCAGTGGGAAGGCCCACTGTGGGACATCTACGAGAACAAGCCGCGCTTCGAGGTGAACAAAATCATGTTGTCGGTCATCAGGATCGTCAACGAGTACCGCAACAACCGGATCACGGTCGACTACGTCAGCAAGGACGGCGAGAACGACAAGCTGGCCGAGACCTGCGACGGCATGTACCGAGCCGACGAGCAGGACAGCGTGGCCGACGAGGCCTACGACAACGCCTTCGAGGAGGCCGTGGGCGGTGGCTTTGGTGCCTGGCGTCTGCGCACCGTTTACGAGGACGAAGAGGACGAGGACAACGAGTACCAACGCATCCGCATCGAGCCGATCTTCGACGCCGACAGCTCGGTGTTCTTCGACCTGAACGCCAAGCGCCAGGACAAGGCCGACGCCAAGTTCTGCTACGTCGTCACCTCGATGACCAGGGCCAGCTACAAGGAAGAGTGGGGCGACGACCCGACCGACTGGCCCAAGATCATCCACCAGTACGAGTTCGACTGGTGCACGCCGGACGTGGTCTACATCGCCGAGTACTACAAGGTCGAGGAGGTCAACGAGACCATCCGCATCTTCCGAGCCATCGACGGCACCGAGGAGCGCTACAGGGCCAGCGAGTTCACCGACGACCCTGCGCTCGAAGAGACCCTTGCGGCCATCGGCAGCGTCGAGGTGCGGCAGCGCAAGATCAAGCGCAAGCGCGTCCACAAGTACATCATGTCGGGCGGCAAGATTCTGGAGGACGCCGGCTACATCGCAGGCAACTGCATCCCCATCGTGCCGGTCTACGGCAAGCGCTGGTTTGTCGACAACGTCGAGCGCTGCATGGGCCATGTGCGCCTGGCTAAGGATGCGCAGCGCCTCAAGAACATGCAGCTCAGCAAGCTGGGCGAGATCAGCGCGCTGTCCAGCGTCGAGAAGCCCATCCTCACGCCTGAGCAGGTGACTGGCCACCAAATGATGTGGGCAGACGACAACCTGCGCAACTACCCGTACCTGCTGGTCAACCCGATCACCGGCCCGGACGGCAGCCAGCAGATCAGCGGCCCGGTGGCCTACACCCGAAGCCCACAAATCCCGCCTGCGATGGCCGCGCTCCTGCAGATCACCGAGCAGGACATGCAGGAGATTCTCGGCAGCTCGCAGCAGGCCGACAAGATGGTCAGCAACATCAGCGGCAAGGCCGTCGAGATGATCCAGACTCGCCTGGACATGCAGACCTTCATCTACATGAGCAACTTTGCCAAAGGCATGAAGCGCTGCGGCGAAATCTGGCTGAGCATGGCCAAGGACGTGTACGTCGAAGAAGGCCGGCGCATGAAGGTGATCAACGCTGCCGAAGAGGCAGACATGGTCGACCTGATGAAGCCGATGGTCAGCGAGACCGGCGAGGTGGTTCTGGAAAACGATCTGAGCCAGGCCAAGTTTGATGTGGTCGCAGACGTTGGCCCGTCCAGCTCGAGCAAGCGCCAGGCGACCGTTCGGGCGCTGACCGGCATGATGGCCATCAGCGACGACCCAGAGACCAAGCAGGTGCTGCAGGCGATGGCCATGCTGAACATGGAGGGCGAGGGCATCGGCGACGTGCGCGACTTCTTCCGCAAGAAACTGCTGCGCATGGGCGTGGTCAAGCCGACCGAGCAAGAGGCCGAGCAGATGATGATCGAGTTGCAGGGCCAGCCCCAAGACCCGAACGCTGTTTTCCTGCAGGCTGCGGCCGAGGAGGCCATCGCCAAGGCAGCCCAGGCGCGCGCCAGCACAATCAAGACCGTGGCCGACGCCGGCCTGTCTCGTGCCAAGACGGCCGAGACGCTTGCCAAGACCAGCCTGGAGCAGCAAAACCTGGTGCTGACCGAAATCGAGGCAGCCCAGCAAGCTGTCATGGGCCAAGAAATTCAACCCGTTGTCAGATGATGGCAAATGGGTGAGAATGTGGGAAACGGCATCCACCCAGCCGTGTCAATGGGTGAGTTTGATGGGGTCAACCGATGAACAAAAGGGCAGTGATTGTTGATGAGAGCCAAGTCGACGAAACCGTAGCGATTGAGGACGATCCGCAGGAAGTTGAGATTGAAACTGGTGAGAACAATGCCGCCAGCGACCAACTAAACGATGGCGAGACGCAAACGCAGGAGGAGGAGTCGGACGAGGTTGTCGTCTCCATTGGCGAGGAAGCGCCCCCCGCCGAAGAGGAAGTCCGTGCGCCGGAATGGGTGCGCGAGCTGCGTAAAGCGAACAGGGAAAAAGAGCGCCGGATTCGTGAACTCGAAGCCAAGCTGACGGCCACAACGACTGAGAAAAAGCCGGTCGTGACGTTAGGACCGAAGCCCAAGCTGGAGGACCACGACTACGATGCGGATCGATACGAGCAAGCAATGGACGCCTGGCATGACCGCAAGCGCCAGCACGACCTAGAGACCGACAAGGTTCGACAGGCCGAGCAAGCGCAGCAGCAAGCCTGGCAAAGCAAGCTGGAGTCCTACGGCAAGGCGAAAGCCGAGCTGAAGGTGCGTGACTACGAGGATGCTGAGGAAACCGTCCAGCAGGTCTTGAACGTCACCCAGCAAGGCATCGTCCTACAAGGCTCGGACAATCCGGCCCTGGTGATTTATGCACTTGGCAAGAACCCGAAAAAGGCAGCGGAACTCGCAACATTAACCGACCCCGTGAAGTTTGCCTTCGCGGTAGCGAAACTGGAGAAGGAATTGAAAGTTACCAACCGCAGGGCAGCACCCGCACCAGAGCGCATCGTCCAGGGAACTGGTCGAGTATCTGGCGCGGTGGACTCAACACTTGAACGGCTGCGCGATGAAGCCGCACGCACTGGAAACATGACGAAAGTCCTCCAGTACAAGCGGCAGAAACAAACAGCATCCAGAAACTGATTTTTTTATAGGAGCCAATCATGGCAAATTCATTTTCCAAAGAAGAGCGCGTCGCGTTTGAAGACCTTCTCGAAGGCTTCAACGATGCGCTGGTCCTCTCCCGCAACGTCAGCGTCTATCGCACCGACCAGGTGATGATGGAGCGTGCTCGTGACACCATCTGGCGTCCGCAACCCTACATCGCTCAGTCGATCAACAGCACGCCTGGCACCAGCATTGCGCTGCAGTACCAGGACATGACCCAGCTCGCAGTTCCGGCCACCCTCGGGTTCAGCCAGACCGTGCCATGGACCATGACCGCGCTGCAACTGCGTGACGCACTGCAGGAAGGTCGCCTCGGCCAATCAGCTTCGCAGAAGCTGGCCTCCGACATCAACGTGGCAATCATGAACGTGGCGTCCTCGCAGGGCACCTTGGTCGTGTCGGTGCCCACTGGTGCTGGCAGCTACGACGATGTGGCGCTGTGCGACACCATCATGAACGAGCAAGGCGTGGTCATGAACGACCGTGCTCTGGCCCTGTCCAGCCGCGACTACAACGGTCTGGCAGGCAACATCGCCAGTGCTCAGGCCCGTTCGTTCAACGGCAACAAGTCCAACACTGCGTTTGAGCGCAGCTTCGTTGGCATGGTCGCCGGGTTCGAGACCTACAAGATGGACTACTCCAACGCGATCAACGTGCCCAATCCGTCGACCACCCAGGTCACGATTGACACGGCCAACCAGTTCTATGTGCCGCAAGCCACGTCGAACCTGGTCGGTGGTCAGATCAACGTGGACAACCGTTTCCAGAACATTCTGATCGACATCGCTGCAGGCGGCCAGGTCAGCATTGGAGACTCGTTCACGGTGGCCAACGTCGAGGCGGTGCATCACATCACTAAGCAGTCCACTGGACAAGAGAAGACCTTCCGTGTCATCGCATTGCCCAACGCTGCTCCTGGTGTGCAGACCATCGGCTCTGGTGCTGGTCAGACCATCACGATCTCGCCTCCGTTCATCTCGGGTCAAGGCGGCTCTGATGCTGAACTGCAGTACCAGAACATCAACTCGACCCCTGCGGCCGGTGCCACCATCACGTTCCTGAACACCCAGCCTGGACGCATCAACGTGTTCT